CGTTATGTATGGTCATGTTTAATCAATTTCACGTGTGAATTAGTAACTATCAATATTGCCAACAACGTTTCCACGTCTATCAACAATTGTAGTTTCAGTTCCACTTCTTTCATTTGATGCGAAGTCATCTTGACCATCCCCTAATGGAATGTAACCAAAATCATCCTCGTCAAAATCAGCGTGATCTTGAATAGTGACATCTCCTACGGCTTCGAATTCTTCGTACCCATCCCAGGTACTTGAATTAAAAGCCTCATCCCTTGCCAAGTTGTAGGCCTCCCATTCATCATCTTCGAGTTGATTTTCTAAATCATCATCGAAGTCTCTTTCAAAAGCTTCGAAGATGTTAAGATCATCTTGATCCTCGTATTGTGCTGCCAACTCTTCTGCTGCTGATCTAAAATCTTCACTACGAACTGAAGCAATAAATCTGCGTAATTTCTGAAGATCCCAACGTCTTTGTTGTCTAACTTTCTTTTCTTTCTCTTCTTCAAGATCATTAGCGTTGGCATTTCCAGCTTTGTGAGGTTGGACTGGCACTGGAGTTACATTTGCCTCAAATGTAAACTCTTGTAGTTCTTTCATCATATCAGTATAATCTGATGTGATTGCAATTATTTCATCTTTTGAACTACTAATTTTAGATGTGATTGCTTTTTCCTCTTTCTGTCCATAATCTGAAAGTAGGGAGGGGTTTGCTGAGTATTTTTGTGCAAATTCAGTCTTAGTTAGACTATTCATATCGATAAGCAATTGACGAGGTGGAAAAGTTTTGAGTCCCAAAGCTTGAATCGTTTCTGTTACATCCATTTCAAGACTAGAATTTAGTTCTGAAAATGACAAAGGATTGTCATTTGGAACTATTTTACTTAAGTCATCAAATGTTTCACGTAGAAACTCATAAAACTCAGGATCAACCCACCCTCCAGAAAATGCTACACCAACTAGTCTTTCCTTCTCAAAAGGAATCTTCTTCTTATCAGCACAATTACCAGGTAACACTAATGAAGCCCCCAGTTTATACATGTCAAATGGAACACTAACTGGTACACCATCCATTATTACGATTTTCATCGATAAGAATGGAAGTGGTAATCCTAGTGTTCGCAACTGTTTGATGTCACACGAATAAACTTGATCTTTGAACATTTCCCAAAGTTCATCCGAAGTTTTATTTGCTGCAATAACACTGAGGCCTTCATAACCTTTAAATGTATAACCAAGCACCGTTTTCACCCGTGCAAAAGCTTTGGCTAACACTTTGAATATATTTCTAGAGTTTATCTTCTCTTTTTCTTCGTTTATCACTTCACTCACTACAGCTTGAATCGCACATGAATTCAAGATGTTCCATATTGTTGTCCCTGGAACACCAGAAAATTCTGATTCTGTTTTATTGACGATGAAAGATCCGCCAATATGCATAGCATGATTAAACACTTGAGTTAGTGCTACGATAAGACACCTGAAATTCATGTCAGGAATATCTGGACACACTGATTTCACCCATTTACCCACTCTGGTAACGGTATCACTTTGTGTGTTCATATCCATGGCTTTAACATCAGGGGTTAAGAAAATGACTGAACCATCTTCACATTTGATCATCCATTGTTGATCATCTCCATAAGATAAACCACTGAATCTGTGGTTCTCTTTGTAGTGATGTTCAAAATATTCAATAATACTGTTCGAACCACCATAATAAGGACTATAGTGATAAGCTGATATACTATTGAAATCCTCTTGAAAGTTTTTAATATTTTGTTCTATAAAACTTATTGCCCACATTGTTAGAAATCGTGGGGCAAGAGGTTGGATACCATATGGACGAACTTTTGATAAAAATTCATCTCTGTCCATCTTTTCATCTTTACGTTTTAGCATGAAAGTTCGTAACTCAGGATATTGAACATAAAAACTGTTGATAGATTGAATTGCTGCTGTCAAGTCTGACGCATCGTCAATAATCTTCCACAATTTTCTTGCCCAATAAAGAGCATGAGATACAATGGGCATCGGTTCATTGTTCAGGGGAACAATGTCATCTTTGGATTTAGATCTGTACTCCAATTTCAATAAAGTTTCACCTGATAAAGTAGGTAATACACCTTTATCACTTATGAAATTGTAAGGTAATCCAGCGTTTGCTTTTGAATTTAGATTCTCAAAAGCAACGTGATCAGGCTCTAATGTTGTAGGCCATGATTCAACTTTTCTCATTGGCATATGAGTGTACATGAAGTTGATGATGTCTCTAGATGTTGAAAGTTTAGAGTAAGTTTGAGTAACTAGTTGTGCAGACATTCTAGTTAACAATCCTCGTTTTGTTCCATTTGAACGAAACATTTTCTCTGTTGGATCTGAGTATTTTGACAACCCAGCAACTTTCAACCGCTTGTACATTGTTTCATCAGCAGCAGCACGTTGATCAGGTAGTGAACATCTCCACGTACCCTTCATGAAAGGTAATGATATACCTTTTAATGGAATAACCACTTTAGCTGGTTGTCCATTCCTATCAGGTTTTCTAATTGCAAGCAAACCATCATTTAGTTCTTGATCATTTAGATCTTTTCCAAATTGGGACAAATTAAATGCAGGGTATTTAATTTCATCCTTCTTCTTTTCAGTTCCTTCAACTGAATCCGTCTTTACGTTCTTCTCGAGCACCAGAGGTTGTTTATTCATTAAAGCTAACATTGATTTGTTGTTTTGAGAGTGTTTAGAATAAGACATGATGTGTGATAACTTGGAACGGTTGTCATATTATTTAACGCTTTCCACAAGTATACGACAAACTTGGGGAAAGCGGGGTGAGAGAGACACCCACTACTTCCATGCACTACGTACTTAGTCAGTGAAAATATCAAAGTACTTTTCTCACGCAAACTACAGTGACAAAGTCACTGAGTAAGCAGCGTGAAGGATTTGGAGGTAGGATAAGAGGCACTTACTTCTTGCGAGAAGAAGGTTTGTTTAGAGGGGTTGTTGGTGGGGTAATGTATGCCGGAGTGGAGTCATGATGATCATCCTCTTCATCTTTTGAGGTGGACAAATTAACAGCAGTACGTGGAATTACAGGTAAATATAAATCCAGTACGTATTCAACCATTAGCGCTCCATAGGTTACAGGACCTGTTTGAGTTCTGTCAAAAGCAGCAGCGATATAGTATTGGATTCTATCTTCAAGCTGAACTGCTCCCGATGCAAGTGTATTATAGAGTTTTGAACCTCTACAAGTACACTTAATTTCACCAACACTCCACAACGGAACAATAGCACAATGTTCATTTGCCATTATTTGTTGTTGTGAAGGTTGCGTAGTATCAGTAGTTACAGAATAGTCATTAACTAATCCTATTGCCACTGTACCAGCAGTTGATGAAGAACAAGCAGGAATGTATTGGACACGCAATTGGCGGAATGCATAAAAGCCAAACAATTTCGTATATGCAATAACACGAGGGTCTAATGCACTAGGGGTTACTGGATAATACCAAACTGCTGCTGAACCTTGTTGTAGTGCACCAAGGGTGGCAGTCAGTGAACCAGTTCCCACATAACAAGAGATAATAGAGGTACCAGAAAGACGCACGCCATTAGAATTATCATATTCTGAATGGGCTTGTGGTTTTCCCGTGGTGAATCTATTACCGGGGTTGACATAACCATATTGTAAGCTAGGTCTATCAATTGTTGATGTGAGATTACTCCTAAGACGATTACGTTTCTTCTTACGTTTTGGTTTCTTCATAGAATTACCAAGGTCTTTTGCGGCTTTTGTGACTTTAGCTACTACTTGTTGCATAGCAGCTTGAGCTAATTGAGATTTGAGTGATGACATGGAAAGTTTAAGGAACGGGCTTACTGATCAACTAAATTGTCATTGTAATAATTAAACAATTTAGAAGCTATATAGGTTTATAGAGACACAGAG